GCCCGAACCGGTTCGGCGTGTCGATCGGGAAGGAGTCGCGGGACTCGCCGCACAAGATCGACGCGTGCGTGGCAATGATCATCGCACGGCACGCGCGCCGCCTGTACCTGACGGCGAACGCCGCCGCGCGCAAGAGGAAGACGCAACGCACCGGAAGGGTATGGTCCTACTCATGAGCAGGCCGGATGCTGCCGTGCCGCTGTTCGAGGCTCCGGGGAACGGCCTGGACGCGGACGGCATCCTTCGGGCCGCCGAGCACATCCTCGCCGTCCGCGCCGACGAGCAGGCCCGCCTGAAGCGCATCTCCGACTACATGCGCGGCGTCCACGTGCCGCCGTACACGCCGCGCGGCGCGTCCAGCGAGTACCGGTGGCTCACGCAGCGGGCGCGGGACAACTTCCTGCCGCTCGTCGTGAAGGTGATCGCGCAGAACCTGCACGTGGACGGGTACCGGCCGACCGGCCACGTGGAAGACGAGACCGAGGGCGACCCGGCAGCCGAGCCCGGCTGGGCCGCGTTCACCGCGAACCGCATGGTCTCGCGCCAGCACGGCATCCACCGGTCCGTCATCGAGTACGGGCTCGCCTACATGACGGTGCTGCCCGGCCGCATCGCCGTCACCGACGCGCAGGCCGGCGGGATCGCGGACGCGTCCATGCCGGTGACCACCCCGTACTCGCCGCGCCTCATGACGGCCCTGTACGCCGACGACATCACCGACGAGTGGCCGGTGATCGCGGTCGCCGTCCACGCGATGAACGACCCGGCCGTGCCCGGCCGCTCCCGCCGCATCGTCACCGTCCTGGACGACACGAACCGCTACATCCTCACCGGCACCGCCGGGCCGGGCCGCGCCGGGCTGAAGCTGTCCTGGCCGGACCCGGGCGACCCGGTGCTCGCCGGGCGGCCCGTCGTCGCCGCGCACGGCATGGGCATCTGCCCCGTGATCCGGTTCACCTACGAGTCCGACCTCGACTTCGACATGGACGTGACCGGCGAGGTCGAGCCGCTCATCTCCTTGCAGGACCAGGTCAACTTCCACACGTTCAACGAGCTGCTCGCCGAGCAGTTCGCCGCGTTCCGGCAGCGGTGGGTCACCGGCATGACGGCCGAGGACCCCGACGGCCGCGAGAAGCGCCCCTTCCGCCCCGGCGTGGACCGCGTGTGGAACTCCGAGGACACCGACACGCGGTTCGGGGAGTTCTCCGAAACGAACCTCGCGCAGATCATCGAGTCCCGCGAGGCCACCATCCGGCACATGTCCACCATCTCGCAGGTGCCGCCCTACCACCTGCTCGGCGCGCTCATCAACCTGTCCGCCGACGCGCTCTCGGCCGCCCGCGACGGCCTGGACCGCAAGGTGGACCAGCTCCGCGGCATCCTCACCGACCCGTGGCGGAACTACTACCGGCTCGCGTCCAGGGCCCAGGGCGACGACGAGGGATGGATGGACATCAGCGGCGCGGTGCTGTGGCGCGACACCTCCGCCCGGTCGTTCGCCGCGACCGTGGACGGGCTCGGGAAGGCCGCGCAGATGCTCGGCGTCCCGGCCGCCGAGCTGTGGCGGCGCATCCCCGGCGTCACCGCCGAGGACGTCGCCGCGTGGAAGGCCGCCGCGTCCCGCCAGGACGCCATGGCCGCGATCGACCGCGTCGTGGAGGCCGCCCTCACGGGCGGCCAGATGACGGCGAACCCGGTACCCGGCGGCAGCGAGTACCAGATCGGGGCCGTCGGGAAGAAGGCCCCCATGCCGCCGCTGACGCCCGCCCCGAACCAGCCGGGCGCTGCCCCGCCCGGTACGCCCGGCAACGCGGCCCCCGACGCCGGCAAATCCGGCGAGCCGCCCGGCGCGGCGTCGCCGACACCGCCCGCGAACCCGGCCCCGGCCCGGCAGGTGCAGGTCCCGGCGCACACCCGCAGCATGCCCGCGCGCGGCGGCGGAGGGCCCGGTGGCGGCGGGTAGCGGCACTCGCGCGCCGGCCGTGCGGACCGCCCTGTCGCGGCGGTTCCGGGCCGCCCAGTCGGCGGCCGGGGACGCGGCCGGGAACGCCGCCGCCCGCCTGTGGGCCGCCGGGTTCGACATCGGCGACGCGCGCGGCTCGTGGAAGACGGTACGGCCGCACGTCGCCGCCGTCGCCCGGCGCGGCTACGCCGCCGCCGAGGGCAGCGCCCGCACCTACTACGACGCCGTGCGCATCGCGAACGGGCTCGGGCCGATCCCCGACGCGGCGGCACGGCGCGCGACGGTGCCGCTGGACGACGGCCGCCTGGCCAAGACGATCGACTCCACAGGGCCGGGCATGTTCCTGCACTACGTCGCGGGCGGAGCGCAGATGGCCGACGCGAACGACTCCGCGCGCGCCAAGCTCGCCTCCGCCGTCGGGGCGCTGGTGATGTCCGGCGCCCGGGACTGGCTGTACGCCGCCGCCCGCGCCGACCCGGCGGCGCTCGGCGTCCGGCGCGTCGCCGCCGGCACGTGCGACTACTGCCAGGGCCTCCTCGACCTCGGCGTAGCGCTGCCGGACGGCGGCGGCGGGTTCCACGACAACTGCGACTGCACCAACGAGCCCGTGTTCAGCCCGGCCGACGCCGGGCCGTCGGACCAGCCGCCCGAACCGGCCGCCGAGGACACGCCGCTCCCGCCGCGGGACTGCCAGGCCCTGCTCGGCGCGGCCGGGAACGTGCTGGGCCGCGCCTACGACGCGGCTGCGGACGCGGCCGACGACGCGGCGGTCGCCGACGCGCAAGACCAGGCGCAGGCCGTGGTCGCGGTCATGCAAAGACCGCCGCAGCCCGGCGATCCTGGGTACGACCGGTTCCGGGAGCTGCTCGCGCGCCTGCGCGTCACCGGGACACCCGACGCGGCCCAGCTCCGCGCACTACTCCAGGCCGTTTACACGCCCGCACCGACGGGAGGGCAGTCATGACGACACCGCCGCAGCACCAGGCGTTGTTCGCGCGCATCACCCAGGGCCCGGCCCCGTACCGGCGGGATCCGGCCGAGAACACCCGCTGCCCGAACTGCGGGAAGTACGACGACCAGGACGCGTCGTACTGCGACCAGTGTGGGAACCGGCTGCCGCCGCCCGCGCCGACCGAGGACTACGTGCGCGGCCCCGGCGAGGACATCCAGTGCCCCGCCTGCAAGAAGTACGACGCGGCCGACGCCCGGTACTGCGATCAGTGCGGCAGCAAGCTGCCCGCGACCGCGTTCGAGAACGACAATCCGGAAACGGGGGACTGAGCCATGACACAGCCGGGCAGGCTCGACACGGGGGAGTCCCTGGAGGCCATCGCCGGCCAGGCCGCCCGTATGGCCGCGCTGCTCAACGGCACCCCGCCGCCCCCGGCGAAGGACTATCCGCACGGCGCCGAGACGGGGCGCGCTCTCGCCGACCTGTCCGCCCACATGACGGCCATCGGCGACTACCTGGAGGCGAACCCGCCGGGATCCGGCGGTGGGGACGGCGGGGGCGTCACCGCCTGGGTCGACATGACCCAGGCCCACGTACCAGGCATCTCCACCGACGTGCCGGGGCAGCCCTTTAACCCGCTGTACGACCCGTTCCCGATCGAGACCGGCAGCGACACGGCCCTGACGGAAATCCGGGTGGCCGGGCTCACGCAGACGGTGCCCGCGTCGGTGCCGACGGACGTGGCCTTCATGGACCAGGGCGTCGGCTACGGCCTGGTAGGCATCGATGAGAGTTTCCTCGACACCACCACGGCGACGTTCAACGTCCTCGTGACCGCGCGCTTCGTGACGTCGGGCGGCGCGTATCTCGGGTGGCTGGAGCTGGCGGTCTCGGAGTCGAACGACAACGGGGCGGTGCGATACGGCTCACCGGGCGCGCAGGCGGGCAGCTTCCTCGGGGAGTACACCATGATGTACCCGGAGACGTCGGCGCTCCTCGGCTGGCGGGGCCCTGACCTGACGCGCACCAGCGTGACGTTCACGCAGTACCCGGCCGTCAATGCGGGCGCGTCGTGAAGGGGGAGCTGACAATGACATTTCCGCGCGGCCGGGCTACGGGGCCGTCCCTGGAAGCCATTGCCGGGCAGTCGGCCCGCATCTCTGCGCTGCTCGCCGGAGGCGACGCACCGGTCCCGAAGGACTACCCGCAGGGCGCGGAGACGGGGCGCGCCCTCGCCGACGTGTCCGCCGACCTGGAGGCCATCGCCGACTACCTGGAGGCGAACCCGCCCGGCGGCGGCGGTGCCCCGGCCGCCGCGTGGTCGCTCGCAGCGTCGACCGGTTACGCCGGCGTGGCGATAAACACGAGCACCCCGACAGGCGCGGCTAACCCGCTCATCGAGTGGACCGCACCAGACGACGATGCCCTGCACTGGGCCGTCTTGTTCCTCGCGCTGTTCCCCGCGACGTCCATCTCGGGCGGCCAGATCGAGTGGTACGCCGACTATCCAGACACCACATCGCCGACGTATTCCAGCATGTTCAGCCCCTCCGGGACAATGGTGCAGATGCCGACCACTCTCATGCGGTATCCCATCAAGCCGGGCGGGGCGCTCCTGGCGTGCCTCAATACGGCGGTGACGACTGGGTCGGGCACCGTCCGGGCGTCGATCTACCACGCGCCCGGCTAAGGAGGGGGAAGGGGCACTCCATCATGGCGAACACGTACACGGCAGATCAGCTCCAGCAGCTCCGCTCCCGGGGCCACGCGATGCCGCCCAGCGCGGCCAACGACAGCGACAGCCCCCGGTTCCCGGTCGCGAACGCCGCCGACCTGGCCAAGGCGATCCAGGCCGTCGGCCGGGCACGGCCGAACACCAACGCGGAACGCGCGAAGGTGCGGCGGTACATCATGGGCCGCGCGCGGGCGCTCGGCCTGTCGTCGCAGATACCGGACAACTGGGCGGCCGACGGGTCGCTGAAGGACGGCGGCCCGTGAACCCGGGCAGCTCGCTGACCAGGGACGATGGCGGTCCGAGGGGTACAATCACGGCCAGCGGGACTCTGGAGGGCACGCGATGACGGAAAGCACCGACGCAGGACAGCAGCCGCAGGGCACCGGCCCCGGGGCTGCGGGCACCGACGGCGACGCCGGGCCGGGCCGCGGTGACGCCGGCACCCCTCCGCAGGACCCGCAACAGCCGGGCGGCGCGGAAGGCGCGCCCGGCACGGACGACGGCGGCGACGCGCCCGCAACGGACACGGTCGACTACTGGAAGTCCGAAGCCGGCAAGTGGAAGGACATGTCCCGCAAGAACGAGAAGCGGGCACGGGAGAACGCCACGGCCGCCTCCCGGCTCGCCAAGCTCGAAGACGCGGGGAAGACGGAGCTGCAGCGGGCCACCGAGCGTGCGGACCGCGCCGAGCGGGAGCGCGCCGAGGAGCGCGCCGAACGGCACCGGCTGCTCGCGGCGGCAACCCACAGCCTCGGCCCCGACTTCGTGGAATACCTGGGCGGCGGCGACGAGGAGGAGATCTTCGGCCGCGCCGAGACCCTGAGCGGTCACATCAACGCCGAGGTGACCAAGCGCGTGGACGCGGAGCTGGAACGGCTCGGCGTGCGGCGCGCGGGCACGAGCGGGAACGGTGCCCCGTCGGCGGCGGCGGCGGCGAGCCTCGCGCTCGGCCGGCGCCCGGCGGAGTCCCTGCGGCCCGGCGCGATGCCGGCCAGCGACGGGCGGACGGCGAACGACCCGAACGAGGCGTTCCGCCAGCTCCTCTCGCGCGGCCAGTAGCCACGCGCCCGGGCGCGCGGCCCGTTTAAACACATTCGCTGGAATAGCGCCCATAACCAGCCGGAACGGCAGCAGCTCTGATGACTCATGCCGTGACGGAGGGAACCCATGACGACGCCCAGCGGTAGTTACGACCAGATCATCGCCCGGGGCACCGGGTACGGGGGAGTGCCCGAGGGCCAGGGCGACAACCTCGTCCCGGAACCGCTCGCGACCTCCATCATTCAGGAGGCGCCCAAAAGCAGCGCCGCGCTGACGCTGTGCCGCCGGACCACCCTGTCGGCGAAGACGGAACGGCTGCCGGTGCTGGACGTACTGCCGTTCGCCTACTGGGTCGGCGGCGACACCGGCCTGAAGCAGACATCGCAGCAGGCGTGGAAGAACGTCGTGCTGGTGGTCGAGGAACTCGCGTGCATCATCCCGATCCCGCAGGCGTACCTCGATGACGCGGCCGTCCCGCTGTGGAGCGAAGTGCAGCCGCGCATGACGGAGGCGGCCGGGCAGCTCATCGACCAGGCCGTGTTCTTCGGCGTCAACAAGCCCTCCACCTGGGGCGAGGCGATCATCCCCGGCGCGCTCGCGGCCGGGAACGACGTGGAGACGGGCACGGGCGCGGACTTCGGCGTGGACGTCGCCTCCCTGGGCGAGACGATGGCGCTCACCGGCTACACCGTCAACGGGTTTGCCGGGCGTCCGGGCCTGAACTGGATGCTCGCCGGACTCCGCTCGGATCAGGGCATCCCGATCTACAGCTCGATCAACACCGACATGTCCTCTGACGACGCGCTGAACGGCGCCTTGTACGGGTTCCCCATCTCGCTGATCGACAACGGCGCCTGGGATCCGGAGGTCGCGCAGCTCGTCGCGGGCGACTTCACGAAGGCGATCATCGGGATCCGGCAGGACATCACCTTCAAGCTGTTCACCGAGGGCGTCGTGTCCGACGACTCCGGCGCGGTCGTGCTCAACCTGATGCAGCAGGACGCGGTCGCGATGCGCATGGTCATGCGGGTCGCCTACGCCGTGGCGAACCCGGTCACGCTCATCGGCCGGGACAAGGCCATCGGGGACCGGTTCCCGTTCGGCGTCGTCACGCCGGCCGGGGAGGGCGCTGCGCGCGGCGCGGGCGCGCACGAGGCCAGCGCCCCGGCCGCCACCCGCGCCACGACGACCGCGACATCATCGGGCTCCGACGCGTCCTCGTCCGGCACGGCCGGCACCACCACTTCGAAGCGGACGCGCCGGGACGGCTAGCAGATGGCGACCGCCCCGCCGCTGATCACGGCCGCCGACGTCACCGGGCGGCTCGGCCGCGATCTCACCGACGCCGAGAACGCCCGCGCCCCGGCGCTGATGAACGACGCGTCGGTGCTGATCCGCCGCTACTGCCGCCAGGACTTCCTCCACCACGAGGACGACACGGCGGAGCTGCGCGCGGACGGCGCGGTCGTGAAGCTGCCCGGCCCCCCGGTGCAGAAGGTGTCGAAGGTTCTCGCGCTGTCCGGCATCGACGGGATCCCGGACTTCCCGGTGACGTGGTGGCGGTTCAACGGGATAGACGAGGTCATGATCGGCGACCCCGAGCACTCCGGCGTCATCAACCTGCCCGCGATCTGGTGGGACCTCGCCTACGGGCCGCAGACCTTCACCGTCACCTACAGCCACGGGCCGGAGGAAGTGCCCGAGGACGTGGTGATGGTGGCGGCGAACGCCGTCTGCTCCGTGTTCACGTCGCCGACCCAGGCGTCCGGCGTGATAGGCGAGACGGTCGGCGCCTACTCCTACCGGCTGGAGTCCGGCGGCGCGGGCGTCGCCGTGTCGCTGAAGCCGTCGGACTACGCGCTGCTGGACGACTACCGCGACAAGGCCGTCACGGTGAGGACGGTGGCGTGATGGGCGTCCCCTACGCCGGGTTCCCGTGCGGCCGGACGGTGACCGTTATCCGGCGGGCCGTCACCGGCACCGACGACTACGGCAACGACGTGTACGGCGAGACGGCCGTGGACGTGCCGGGCTGCTCGGTCGACCCGGCCATCCCCGCCGAGGAGTACCAGGCCACGTCGCAGATCACGGCGGACTACACGATCCACCTGCCGCCGGGCGTGGTGGAGGTCGACGGGGCGTACGACGAGCTGGACCTCGGCGACGGCCGCCGCCTCACGGTGATCGGCGTGTCCCGGGACTGGCAGAGCCCGTGGACGGGACTGCAGGGCGTGCAGGAAGTGCTCGCCCGGTGGGTGTCGACCGGCGGCACGGCCGCGTAGCGGGGGAAGGGGGAGCCATGGCGGAGGAGCCGGGGACGGCGAGTTATTCGGGGAGCCTGGAAGGGGTCCGGGCGATGATGTCCAGCGGCATGATCGGGGAAGCGCTGCTGGAGCGTGCCGGGAAGATCGCCGCCGAGGCCGTGCGCTCGGCGCCGCGCGGCGGCCCGGACGACCCGCACGCGGGCCGCTACCAGGACTCGTTCCACGTCGGGCTGCACTACAACTCCCGGTACCACCGCATCGAGGCGAAGGTGTGGAACGACGCGCCCGAGGCGCTGTTCGTGGAGAAGGGCACCGTCAACAACGAGGCGCACCACACGCTGATGCGCGCGGCCACGTCGGCGAGGCCGTGATGCCATGCCGCACGACGTGGGCGTGTTCCCGGACGCGGAGCTGCTGCTGGTCGCGGGGCTCGCGCCCCGGATGCAGGCCCGCTGGCCCGCCCTGCGGCTCGTCACCATCCTGCCCGCGACGATCGCCGGCCCGGTGGTGCGGATCAAGCGCACGTCCGGGGCGGCCCGCGACATCGTCCTGGACCGGCCGGTGCTGGATGCCGACACGTTCGCATCCGATTACGGGGAATGCAGCCTCATTTCCCGCACGCTCGCTTCCGCGCTGCTGTCGCTGCGCGGCCTGCCGCTCGTGAACGGGGTGATCACCAACGTCAACATCATCCAGGGCAGCCGGTGGCTGCCCGACCCGAGCCCGGACCTGTACCGGTTCTCGGCCACCTACGAAGTGTTCATGCACGGCACGGGACAGTGACGGCGGCGTTATGAGGGCCGCCGGGAAGGCAACCAATGAGCGAGCCCGCAGTTCAGACTGCTGACATCCGGAACGCTAACTTCACCTACGCGGCCGGGGACGTGCTCATGTACGTCGCCGCGACCGGCACCGAGCCCCCCGAAGGGTTCGAGGATCTCGACGGGGCCGTGTGGAAGTGCCTCGGCTGGATCGACACGACCGGCGGCATCTTCGCGCTCACCTACACCACGAAGGACATCGGCGCCTGCGGGTCGCTGTCGGCGATCCGCACCATCGTCACGGGCGGCACCAAGACGCTGCAGTTCCAGTGCCTGGAACCGATGAACCCGTACGTGCGGGCGCTGTTCGACGACGTGCCCGTGGAGCAGATCGAGCCCGACTCCGGCGGCGGCGGCTCCTCGAACGTCACCGGGTACGTGCTGCCCGAGGTGCCGCTCGACAACCGGTACTGCTTCCTCATGGACTCCATCGACGGCGTGAAGCAGATGCGGCTGTTCGCGCCGAACGGGAAGATCACGGCCCGGGCCAACGACCAGGTGCAGCAGGCCGACAACGAGAACCTGCAGATGACGTCCACGTTCTACCCGGACACCATCGACGGGATCCGCGGGACTATGAAACGGATCATCGGGTGGGACGAGAACGACATGCCCACCGACTTCTCCATGGGCGGCTCCGGCGGCGCGTCCCCGCTCGCCCCCGCCTCCTACCGGCCGCTCACCGCCCGCGACACGACCACGACGGTCGAGTAGGGGACGGGCATCATGAGCACGGCGGAGGAGTTCACCCATGCCCGCGCCCCGGCCGCCGACGACGCGGTCCCGGTGCGGGAGATCCGCGCGTCCGAGGACGTGGTCGACCTGGACCTCGAAGCCGAGGACGCCCGGCTGCGGGAGGCCGTCGGGAAGCCGACCGTGGTGCGGATCCCCGGCCAGCGGGCCGTCCGCATCGACCACGCCGCCGAGTGGACGTCGAAGGCGATGCAGGCCGCCGCGCGGGCCGACTGGGACGGCTGGGCGGCGGAGGTGATCCGCGACCCGGCCGAGTACCAGGCGTTCGTGGACGCGGACCTGTACAACTACCAGCTCGAAGCCGTCTTCGAGATGTGCGCGCGGAAGGGCAACCTGTCGGCGCGAAAATCGCGGAGACCACGGCGCTGATCGGGGCGTTTGCCGGGCCGGTGGAAGCGGACCTGCAACGGTACTACGGCACCGACCTGCTCGACGTCTACCGTCCGGGGGCGGCCCTGTCGCTGCGGAAGCTGGCGGTGCTGGTGATGTACCTGCCGCCGGAGTCGGCGACGGCGACGGCCGTGCGGAACGCGTCGGCGGATGCCCCGGGCCGGGAGGCCGGGCCGAAGCCCGACCCGGCCGAGGGGCCGTGGTCGGTGACCCAGATGCTCGCGGCCGACCTGATCGATGAGGTCCGGATGCTGCGGCACGAGTACCGGTCCGTCAACAGCGACCAGCCGGGGCCGCCGCCGGAGCCGGTGCCCAGGCCCGGCACGGGCAAGGCGAAGCGGCGCGCGCTCACCGTCGCCGAGCGCGCCCGGCTCGACCCGCGGATGAGGGCGGCACACGACGTTTAAACGGGGTGCGTGATGGCTGACGAAATCTACGTCGGCTCGGTGGCGGTGGGCATCGTGCCGCGCGCGGCCGGGTTCTCCGACGAGGCGCGGGAGCAGATCGTCCCGGCCGCGTCGGGGATCGGCGAGGAGTTCGGGCAGCGCTGCACCGAAGGCATGAACGCTGCGATGGGCGACTTCACGGGCAAGTGGGGCGAGTCCCAGGCCGCGCAGGCCGCCGAGGCGGGCGGCCGGACGGCCGAGGCGTACGCGTCGGAGTTCCGCGCCCGCGCCGAGGAGATCCTCCGGGACCTGCCGCCCGCCGACGTCCGCGCGGACACGGCCGAGGCGACCGAGGCCATCGACCGGCTGCGCGCGAACCTGGAGGAACTGCGCGACAAGCGGATCGGCGTGGACATGAGCAACGCCGAGGCCATGGAGAAGATCGACGCGGTCAAGGCGGACCTGGACACGCTGCGGGAGAAGCGCGTCATCATCAACGCCGACGACGCCGAGGCCACGGCCAAGATCGACGGGATGAAGGCGGAGCTGGACTCCCTGCGGGAGAAGCGCGTCATCATCGACGCCGACGACGGGGAGGCGCTGGGGAAGATCGACGCGCTGCGCGGCGCGCTGGACGAGCTGCGCGGCAAGCGGATCGGCATCGACATGTCCGACGCCGAGGCCGTGGAGAAGATCGACGCCATCCGCGCCGAGCTGGACTCCCTGCGGGAGAAGCGCGTCATCATCAACGCCGACGACGGGGAGGCCGTCGCGAAGATCGACGGCCTGCGCGCCCAGCTTGACGAGATGCGCGAGCGGGCGCTGACAGTGCGGGCCGACACCGGGTCGGCCGACGCCAAGCTGGAGGAAATGCGCGCCCTCGCCGAGAAGCCGGTCGAGGTGCCGGTCCGGATGAAGGGCGGCAGCGAGCAGGCGCTGAAAGAGGAGAGCGAGGAGGCCGGCACCGCGTCGGCCGCCGGGTTCGGCGCGAAGTTCAACTCCGGCGCGGGCGGCATGATCGACTCGTTCGGCAAGCGCCTGACGGGCTTCCTGGGGGAAGTCGGCGGTGAGGGCGGCGCGGAGATGGGGGAGAAGATCACGGCCGCGCTGAAGGCCGCGTCCGGCCCGGCCGTGGTCGGCGCGGTCGCCATCGCCGCCGCGGCCGCGTTCTCCGTGTTCGGCGAGAAGCTCGACGGGCAGCAGAAGCAGCTTGAGGCCACGCTTGCGAACAGCGGGCAGGCGTGGGACCGGTGGGCCGGGAAGGTGTCGGCGACCGGGCAGGCCATGTCGAAGTACGGCTACACGCAGGACCAGGTCGACACGTCGATCCGGAACGTATTCCAGATCACCGGCAGCATGACGCAGGCGCTCGGCGCGCAGTCGTCGATCGCGAACATCGCCGCGTCCCGCCACATCGAGCTGGCGGCGGCGACCAAGCTGTACGACCAGTCGCTGATGGGGAACACGCGCTCGCTGCGGCAGCTCGGCGTGCAGACGGCCACCGGCACCACCGAATCCCAGGCGCTCGCCACGGCGCAGAAGATGCTCGCCTCCCAGGTCGAGCAGGCGGGCGGCATGGCCCAGTTCGCGGCGGCGCACCACATGTCGCTGCAGAAGGCGCAGCAGCTCGCTGCCGCCGCCGCGCACGGCTCGGTGACGGCCTACAACCAGCTCGGCATGGAAGTGCTCCCGAAGTCGGCGACGGCCGCGCAGAACTACGCCCAGGTCCAGGCCGTCCTCAACGAGCGCCTCGGCGGGCAGGCCGCCGCGCACGCCGACACGTTCGGCGGGAAGATCTCCGCGCTGCGCGCCGAGCTGACCAACGTCGCCGAGTCCATCGGCGTGAAAATCCTCCCGTACTTCGACAAGTTCATGGACGGCATCATCGCCGCGATCCCGCCGATCGTCCGGTTCGGCGGGGAGATCGTCCGCATCGCGTCCCCGGTCGTCGGGGCGTTCTTCACCGGGCTCGGCGTCGTCATCGAGCGTTTCGTCGGCCCCCTGGAGCACGGCAGCGAGGCCATGAAGATCTTCACGGGCGTCGTGCTCGGCCTGGTCGCGGCGTGGGCCGCGTACGCCGCGATCTCGGCCATCGTGGACGCGCTGAGCCCCGTCGGCTGGATCGTCCTCATCGTCGCCGCGCTCATCACGCTGATCGGCGTCATCACCCGGTACAAGAAGCAGATCGAAGACGTGCTCATCCGCGGATGGGACGCGGTGAAGAACGCCGTGGCGACCGCGTGGGACTTCATCGTCAACGTCGTGCGGAAGAACTGGGTGCTGATCGTCGGCATCGTCGGCGGCCCTATCGGGGAGATCATCGCGCTGATCGTGCGGTTCCACACCCAGATCGGGCACGCGTTCGAGGCCGGGTGGAACGCGGTCGTGCATTTCCTGTCCGGCGTGTGGCGCGACATCGAGCACGGCGTCAGCGCCGGCATGAGCCTGATACGCGGCCCCGTCACGGCCGGGATGCGCGCAGTGCAGAACGCGTGGCGCGCGGCGTGGAACGCGGTCCGGAGCGCGGCCGTCAGCGTGTGGCACGGCATCGAGACCGCCGTCCGCGCCGGCGTCACCGCGGTGCGCGAACCCGTGACGACCGGAATGCGGGCCGTGGAGCGCGCGTGGGACGCGGGATGGAACGCGGTCCGCACCGCCGCGACCCGGATATGGCGCGACATCGAGAACGCCGTCCGCGCCGGCGTGAACTGGATAGCCAGCCACGTCGCCTCGGGAATGAGCGACATCCGGCGCGCCTGGCAGAACGGGTGGAACGCGGTCCGCAACTTCTTCACGTCCACGTGGCACGCCATCGAGAGCGCGTTCCGCACCGCCTGGAACTGGATCTACAACACGCTCCGCGCGGGCCTGGAGTTCACGCTCCAGTCCTGGCGCAACACCTGGAACTCGGTCCGGAACTTCTTCGTCTCGACCTGGCACGCCATCGAGAACGCGTTCAGCACCGCATGGAACTGGCTGCGCAGCCACATCGAAGCCGGGCTTGAGTTCACGCTCCAGTCCTGGCGCAACACCTGGAACTCGGTCCGGAACTTCTTCGTGTCCGTCTGGCACGACATCGAGAACGCGTTTTCCACGGCCTACAACTGGATGCACCGCGAGATGGGAAACCTCGCCTCCGACGTGCGCCGCGTGTGGGGCGACCTGTGGAACGACGTGAAGAATTTCTTCAGCTCCGTCTGGCACGACATTGAGAACGCGTTTAGCAGCGCCCGGAACTGGATGCACCGCACGATGCAGGATCTCGCCTCCGACATCGCGCACATCTGGGGCGTGCTGTGGAACAACGTCAAGACCTTCTTCGGGAACGTCTGGCGCGACATCGAGAACCTGGCCCGCTCCGCGTGGAACTGGCTGCGGCAGGGCCTCACCAGCCTCGGGCACGACATCGAGCACCTGTGGGACAACTGCTGGAACGCCGTCAAGAACGCATTCCACGACGCGTGGACGTGGATCGGGCACCAGGCGTCGAACTTCTGGAACGGGCTGCGGTCCGGCTTCCGCAGCCTCGTCAACGACATCCGCACCATCTGGCAGCGCGTCGAGGACGCCGCGAAGACCCCGGTGAAGTGGATCATCCAGCACGTCTACAACGACGGGATCGTGCCCGTCGTCCAGGCCATCGCGCACGTCATCGGGCTCAAGGGCCTGTCGAAGATCAACGTGTCCGGCTGGGCGTCCGGCGGCGTCGTCCCCGGCTGGTCCCCCGGGGTGGACGACCACCTGGTGCCGCTGTCGGGCGGGGAGGGCATCCTGACGCCGGAAGCGACCCGCGAGATCGGCGGCCGTCCCGTCATCGACGCGATCAACCGGCAGTACTCCGGGCACCGGGGCGGCGGCTACGGCAACCCCGGCCTCGGGCTCGCGAACGGCGGCACCGCCGACGGCAACGCGCGGCCCGGCGGCGACCCCGGCGGCGGCAACCCGCTCCTCGCGTTCGGGAAGAGCCTCGTCCACACGGTGAGTTCGGCCGTGTCCTCGGCCGTGAAGGGGCTGCGGAACCTCACCGGCAACGCGCTGGAGGCGGGCATCAACAAGATCATCAACCCGCTGATGAACCGGATTCCCGGCACGAAGACGCCGCTCGGCGCGTGGATCAAGGACGCGATCCAGCACTGGGAACAGCAGCTCGTGGACTACATCAAGGGCGAGTCCGAGTTCCAGGGGGGCGTCGCGTCCGGGGCGTCCATCCTCGCCGACGCCATGAAGTTCCAGGGGCACAAGTACGTGTACGGCGGCCCGTCCAACCCGCAGGGCGGGTTCGACTGCTCCTCGTTCGTGTCGTACATCCTCGGCCACGACTTCGGCATGGCGATCCCCGGCGGGTCGTGGAAGAACGTCACGGGCGGCGGCCACGGCCACGGGCCGACCGCCGACGCCTACCTGCACTGGTCCGGGGCGAAGGACAAGAGCAGCCAGGACCCGCGCAAGGTCGCGGCCGGGGACCTGCTGGTGTGGAACACGCACGTCGGGTTCGGCGCCGGGCCGAACAAGATGTTCTCCGCGTTCGACACCGCCAAGGGCATCATCATGACGCCGCTGATCGGGTTCGGGCCCTCGGGCGAGCAGCTCAAGATCCGGCAGATCAACTCCGCGTCCAGCGTGAAGTACAACCCGTCGGCCGGCGTCGGGCAGTGGCGCGGCACCGTCGCGCAGGCGCTGGGCATGCTGCACCTGCCCGGCAGCCTCGTCAACCAGGTGCTGCACCAGATCCAGACCGAGAGCGCGGGCAACCCCAACGCCAAGAACGACTGGGACGTCAACGCCCGGTCGGGCAACGCGTCGGTCGGGCTGCTCCAGGTCGTGCCGACCACCTTCAAGCAGTACCACGTGCCCGGGACGTCCAATAACATCCTCGACCCCCTCGCGAACATCGCGGCGGCCATCAACTACGCCGAGCACACCTACGGCCGGTCCCTGATGCGCGGCGGCATGGGACTGGGCTCCGGGCACGGCTACGCGGCCGGAGGCCGCCCGTCGCCGGGGGAGTGGGCATGGGTCGGCGAGGAGGGCCCGGAGCTGGCCTACTTCGCGCACGGCGGCCGGGTGCTGTCCCACGAGGACTCGCTGGCGGCGGCGTCCCGGAACGTGCCCGGCTCTGGGGCGCTGCGCGGGTTCGCCTGCGGCGGCGCGCTCACGCCCGGCGGCGCGCCGCTCCCGGCCGCGAACGGCGGGGACATGAGCGGCGTCGAGCAGCGCCTCGACACGCTGATCAAGGCGACCAGGGGCGTCGGCTCCGACGTGGGCCGCAGCCTCAACACCACGGGCCGGATCGCCGGGCACCGGACCGCGTTCGGGGGAAGGTAACACATGGCCGACTCGCTGGTACTCGCCTCGTCCATCGAGCTGCTCATGCAGGACGACGGGCCGCCGTATTCCACCATCCCCGGGCTGGAGAACACCGTCTTCGCGCTGAACGACCAGCAGGACACCTACTCCCTCGGCGCGGCGCAGCCGACCGTGGACATCCTCGCCACGCTCATCACCGACGGGGAACGCCCCCAGGGCCGCCGCTCCTCCAACCGCACCATCACGCTGCCGGTCGCCATCGTCTCCGACACCCGCGACAACCTCGCCGCCGCCCGCGAGCAGCTGTTCGCGCTGGCCGACCAGGAGTACTTCACGCTCCGGTACGCCCGCGACGGCTCCGGGACGGGACCGATGATCCTCGACTGCTGGCGCGCCCAGCCGTCGGACATCACCTACTCGGTGATCGCCGAGGAGCAGTTCTCGTGCGAGCTGAAGCTGACGTTCGAGGCGCTGCCCTACGGCCGGTCGGACACGCCCAACGAGATCGACCTGGCCACGCCCGCGACCGGCGGCACCGTCC